TTGTTACCTACACCTAACGGCGGCTTCATGGCACTAAGTGGCCAATTGCCTATGAAAGGTCAAATAGATATGAACGATTATACGATCGTAAATCTTACTGACCCGGCGAATCCACAAGATGCTGTTAACTTAAGAAGTTTAACTTTAGATAACTTTCAAGACTATGCAGGTTCTAATGTACAAGCTGGTCAATTTTTAGTACTTACTGGTGACGGAAATACATTAACTAATGTCAGCATTACTGGTGATGTAGTGACTACCCAAGCTGGCAGTAATTTAAATGTCCAGATAGTTAATAATGTCATAGTAGACAGCGATGTTAACACAACAGCTAATATTTTGCAGAGCAAATTACTGATGTCACTAGCAACTGCAACGGCAGCTGCCCCGGGTGGAACAACTGCTGCTAAACAGGCATTAAGCGGGTTAACTAGCTTTAACAGTGCAGACTTTACTGTAATTGATGGATGGGTGACATTAAAATCTAACTCTGTTGCAACAAGCGATCTTGCACAACTGTCTAGTAAGACAGTTTTAGGTAATTCTACGCTGTCAACCGATAATGCTTCAGCAGTACCATTTACTACTGTTGTTGATAGCGGCCTTGGAATTAAGAAATCACAATATTCTGGGGTGGGTTTCTTAAAAAGAAATTCTTCTATTAGCAATGTATCAGATTCTGATTACGGAGTTATAGATGCTATAGCAGGATCATCGATCCTAACAGGGGCGAGCCAACTTATTGTTAGAGATGTTAACGGAGATTTTGGAGGTCGAACTATAGATATTAGTCAGATTAAAGTTGATACAAAACTTTCTATAGATAGCGACGTTACAGCAACTGGAGGGTATTTACGATATTATGGATATGACAGTGGCGGCGGCATATTAATATCTAACGGTTCACTAGCAGCAGATAAAAAATCAGATTATTGGAATGATAGTCATATATTTAAAACACAAAACGGAGTTTCATTAGCTCCTATTACGGCATCTGCAATACAAGTCACAGCTATTACAACCGGACTGTCGTCGACTACTGGTACAATTACAGGGCGCTGGACATTAACTGGTACAAGTCCAAACGAATCAAGATTACAATCAACATACTCCGCTGACCTAGCAGAGCACTACGAAGGTGATAAAGATTACCAAGTCGGCACAGTGTTAGTGTTTGGTGGGGACAAAGAAGTTACTACTACCAATGTTAAAGGTGATACAAGAGTTGCAGGAGTTGTTTCTAATACCGCAGCATTTGCAATGTATGAAGCATGCCCGGGTCTTAAAAATCTAGTTGCCCTGCAAGGACGTGTTCCGTGTCGAGTAGTTGGTCGTATTAAGAAAGGAGATATATTGGTAACATCAGGAATTCCAGGAGTGGCTATGGCTGCGGTAGGCGATGTTAAGGTCGGTACTGTAGTTGGTAAAGCACTAACAGATTATAACAGTGACCATATTGGTACACTTGAAATTGCAGTAGGGAGAACATAATGGCATTTAATAACAACATAACTCCGGGAGCGCCTCCCTTACTATGGAGTAACATTTATGATGCATTTACATTAATAAATGAAAACTTTGACAGTTTAGTTGCAACAGTGGGTGACGGGTCTGGGTTAACTCCAATAGACTTCAGTACACTAGACACTGATGTATCACCGTCTACAGATAACTTGTACAATCTAGGTGCATCAGGCTATGCCTGGAGAACAATTCACGCTGCCGGATACGTAGTTGATACACCCGATGCAGGCAACGGTGTTTGGATTGGTGCTGCGCAGATTAAAGGAATTGAAGCTCATGTTGATATCCCAACAGGATCAACAATCAACGGTTCTTTAATTATCGATCCTACAAACACATTCTTTAAAATTATTGATGTTGATAATGGTAATAGCATAGAAGCACAGGGGTTTGGCGATACTGTTAAATTTTTATCTGGTGATGGGATTTCGATGGTGGTTGATTCTGCAAGGGAATCGATAACTTTTAACAACGAAGGTATACTAGGTGCATTGGCAGGTAGCGGTATTGGAATATCCGATGCCTCAGGTGTTATTACTGTCACTAATACTGGCGTACTAAGTTTAACCAGTACTACTGCTCTACCGAATGAAAGAATACCCGGAGCTGGTATTAATATTAATAATAGCACCGGCAGCGGAATTAAAATTACTAACACAGGTGTTATTGGTATCTCGAGCGGAACTGGAATTATAGTAATCCCAGATACTGCTACTGGAATTTTTACTATTGTAAATTCTGCACCAGTAGGCAACACATTTTCGTTTGTAGAAATAAACGGAGATTCTGATAATAGATTAGCAGCCGATACAATTAACGATATACTTTCTATTAACAGTGGTCAAGGTATCACATTAACAAAAAATGTGTCTACCGATGCATTGACAATTACAGTTGATCCAAACTTTAACTTAACTGGCAACGTACTTGGCAACACATCTGGATATCATTACGGAGACGTAACAGGGTCAGTCTTCAGTGATGACTCTACTAAAATTATTGATTCTGTAGAAAATAAAATTTACTCAACATTTTTTGGTAACTTAACAGGCGATGTAACAGGCGATGTAACAGGCGATGTAACAGGCGATGTAACAGGCGATGTAACAGGTAATTTAACTGGCGACGTAACTGGTAATGCTGATAGATCTACAGTTTCAGATACGTTAGATATAACAAACACTAACGGATTAACCACAGTATATTATCCAACGTTTGTAGAAAATAGAGATGTCGGACAAACTGTTAGAGCAGACGTTGACCTATCGTACAGAACAGATATCAATACACTAACTGCTATAAACTTTAGCGGCAATCTTACTGGTGATGTAACTGGAAATATCTTTACCACATTGATCGACTCAGCTGACTCATCAGCAATTACAGTAACTCCTAAGGCAATTTTTAGTAGTGATGTTACAGTTGAAAACGATCTAAATGTTGTTGGGAATTTCACCGTCAATGGCAGTAGTGTTGGCGGGTCAGCAGCATCGAGAACTACTAAAGCTGGTACTACTGCCAGTATTGCTGATGCAGCTTCGGACAACGTTGACATTGTTGGATTCAAAGGTTATATGCTTTATAAAATACAAACCAGTGCAGCGGCTTGGGTAAGACTGTATACAGATTTAGCTTCAAGAACCGCTGATGCCGGAAGAAGCGAATTAACAGACCCGGCACCGGGCGCAGGAGTTGTTTCTGAAATCATCACCACTGGAGCAGAAACAATACTAATAAGCCCAGGAGCATTGGGATTTAATAATGAGTCTGTGCCAACAACTGCTATTCCTATTACTGTAACAAATAAAAGTGGCGGCACAACTACAATCACAGTGACGCTAACTGTTGTACAGGTTGAAGCCTAATGAGTGATTTAAAAGAATATGTAGTCACTGCTAGAACAATGGCAGATGCAACATCCTTGTTAGACGATATAGAAACTCCTGGTGGTGATTTATATATACCGGGACGAGCTGTTGATGTTACCCAACGCAGAGAAATAAGTCGTAATACACATTTTCTTATCTCTGACGAGGAAGCTGCACAGCTAAGAGATGACCCTAGAGTCCTGGCTGTAGAACAGTTACCAAGTGCATTAGGGCTAGAATTCACACCACACTGGACTCAAACTGGTAATTTTGAAAAAAGCAATGTCATTGATACCAATGATACAAATTGGGGGATGTACAGAGTAACATCCGGTGCTCCGTTGGCTACATGGGGGACTAACGGGATATTTACGCAAACAACACAGACAGTTAATACAACCAGTTCAGGAAAGAATGTTGATACAGTAGTAGTTGATGCACATATAAATTTTAATCATCCGGAGTTTGCTGTCAATGTAGATGGCACAGGCGGATCAAGGGCTGTTCAGTACGATTGGTTCCAACACAGCACTGCCCTTGGCTATTCAACTAGTGGTCCATACAGCTATTCGGATATTTCCAGCAATCACGGAACCCATGTTGCAGGCACTGTTGCTGGCAACACACAGGGTTGGGCAAGAGATGCCAGTGTGTATAATATGGAATTTAATTATGCAGGTGGTAATGGACCTGCGGGAGATTGGGCATTATATATCTTTGATTATATTCGACAGTTTCATAAAACCAAAACGGTAAATGCAACTACTGGTAGACGTAATCCTACCGTCACTAATAACAGTTGGGGATACAGCAACGGAAATATCAGTCTTTCAAGTGTGAGCTCTGTGACCTATCGAGGCGCGGCCACTGCGGTAAGTGGCACTGATCCTCAAAGAAGAGCCACATTAGAAGACAATGGGGTTCCAGTTCCTGCCGGAACATATCTTTACGCTACTCCAGCAAGATATGCCGCACTTGATGCTGACGTTGAAGATGCCATAGCCGATGGAGTTATTGTAGTTGCCAGCGCAGGTAACAGTTATTGGAATACTGCAACAACTTCTGATACTGATTATAATAATACTTTTTTAGCCAGTACCTTTACATACTTTCACAGTCAAGGATCATCACCTAACAGCAACAGTGTAATATCAGTTGGCAATATCGGAACTACAACACAAGAGTACAAGGCAAGTAGTACCAACTACGGATCTAGAGTATCAATTTATGCGCCTGGAACTAACATTGTTAGTGCAGTATATGATGCTACAGCAGCCACAGAATTTGGCATCACACTAGCTAACGACCCTAGAAATTCAGCTTACAAGATAGGATCAATTTCTGGAACCAGTATGGCTGGTCCACAGGTCACGGGATGTTTGGCCTGTTTAATGGAACAACAGCCAACACTAACGCAGGCACAGGCATTGGCATATTTGATTAAAAATGCCAAGGCTGGACAGATTGGAAGTACTGGCGGTGCAGCTGGTGATTATACATCTTTAGGCACCGCATCTAACAATAGATATTTGTTTTACAAATTGGAAAGACCGTTAACAGGCAACGTTTCAGCAACCAACACATATAATGTTAGAGCAACAACGGGTGCCGTTTACCCCAGAAAAAAATTAAGAGCAAAAGGTTAAGGAGCAATAAATGACAAAACAAACAATCAACGTAGGCGCTACAGCAAATGACAAACAAGGTGATAGCCTACGGGCAGCGTTTCAAAAGGTCAATGCAAATTTTACTGAGCTGTATGCTGCAACTTATACACCAGCAGTATCCGGAGATTGGTCAGGAACAGCGCCTACTACTGTAGCAGCAGCATTAGACAGAATAGCAGCAGCGTTAGGTCCAATTGCATAACGGTAAATACTATAAAGAGAGCGCATAATGACAGTACAAACAATTAATATTGGTAATCAAGTAAACGACGGGCTAGGCGATGATCTACGTACAGCTTTTCAGAAAGTAAATGCTAACTTTACAGATTTAAGTGCGCAGTTAACTATCACAGCGTCTAATGTTGGTGCAACTGGTGCTGGCGTTTTTAAACAAAAAGTTGGAACCGATCTAGAATTTAAAAATTTAGTATCCGGTACAAAAATATTATTAGACGAAACTGAGACTGCTATTATAATTAATAACACTGAGCCAGATGCTTTTATTAGATTCGATACTAACTCAGGTAATATGTTGGCCAGTACGCATCAGCAAATAACATTAAGCGGTGGGCCTTCAACAAACTCTACTACTAATAGAAACGATATCGAAGTTTCAACATTTGGATCTACTGTACTTTTTAAAACTATTATTCCTGTAACTGATATTTTAACATCTTATGATTTTGGATCTATTACCGGAGAGTTTGACAATGCAATGCAGTTAGTCTATGCTGCATCAAATATTGACTTTGGATTTATTACACTTCCCGGAACAGTTAGTTTAGATTGTGGCACCATTGTTTAAGGAGCTATCCAGATGATTACCTGGATTACACCAGTAGGCAGTTTAGGATTATTAACTGAACGTGTCAACATTACTATTCCGTTAGAAGCAACTTCTTCTGTTGGTGCCGTTACGTTTTCTGTAATTGCCGGAAACTTACCTAGAGGGTTACGACTTACAGGAAATCAAATACTAGGATCTCCTGTCGAGCAGCGTGTTTATACTGAAAGTAAATTTGTTGTTCGTGCTAGTGATGGTACTGATATTGAAGACAGAACATTTATTTTAGGTGTTGATGGCTCTGATCAACCTGTATGGTTGACTCGAGAAGGATTTTTAAATGTTGGGCAGGGCGAGGCATATTTTGTTTTAGATAATGCACAGGTTGATTTTCAATTAGAAGTTGCTGATCCTGATTTAATAGCAGGCGATACATTAACATTTTATCTAGTTCCCAACGGAGGATTACTGCCTCCTGGATTAAGTCTCAGCAGTGATGGTATTATATCTGGATTTACGGATCCTATATTTGCTCTTGAGTATACAGGTAGTGTCTATGGCGGGTATGACACTGCACCATTAGATGTTACCCC